AGTTTTCTATTTCTTCTAGAAGCAAGTCCAGTTTTGCGTTGATTTCTTCAAGAGTCATAATTGATTTTACCTCTACTTTGTTCAAGAGATTTTATTTCTGCTAATGTTTTTTTGATTGATTCTTTTTTATTGGCAAGCAATTCTCTTACTTTTTGAAAAAGAATCAATATTCTTTTGTCAATTTCTGCAATAGTCATAAGTCCTTCTTTATTTGAGAATTTTTTACGAAAGGCAAATATTAGGGATGCGATCAGAAACTTTAACAAATGTACGAAAGGTTCATCGGAGGAGATGCAGGATGAGGTCTAACAAATACATGATGTACCAATCCAGCTAGTTGATAAGTTCCAATGTATTGTCCTTTTTTATCAATCCAATAGCCACCAGTATAGTAAGTCAAAATATCAAAAATCCTCTTAGGTTCTTCTGTTTCTACTAATGCCCAAAGTGTAGGAATATTATTCTGCAACTGAACGCATAATATCTCTGCGTTTAAAGGCATTTCAATCTCGCAACAAGGAGTTGCATCTATAGGGTACTTCCAGATGGTTCTCATTGGTTTTTTGGGTTAGTGTATATTGATCTGATAACTGATAACTGGCACTGTAGTATTACTTTGTTTTTTGCCACGGATTATCACTTAATCCCCATTGATGTTTAAGAAAAGCTTTGTACATATTTTCTCTGACCATCATTTGTTCGTAGAGCTTGATCAGGAAATCCTGCGCTTGCTCCTGACTCATTTTTTCTACCTGAATCTGAAAAGAACGAATATTGAACTGCTGTTCTAAAGAAAGTTCGATAGGTTGAGACATGATTACTCCTAAGTTAAAATTCAGACTCTTCTTTTTGAGGACTAAATCTATTGTCAAAGTCTTTCAATGTTTGTTTTAAGCAACAATAAAAGCTGTTAAATTCGTCAGAAGGTTCCCAGTCTTTTCCGTGATGTTTGAGTAGCTTTTTACCATTTCTGGTTCAATGGGAACATAAATGTAATCTTCTAGTGATTTATCTTCTATCGTTTAACTCTTCCCAAAAATTGTCAAAACAAGTGATTTTCATCTCTAATCTTCTGTTAAATAAATCTTGAAAATTAGGATTATCAATTTCTTTTTTTATTCTATCAAAGTATTCATGTAAAAAAGAAATAATGTTTTCAACGCTGATAGCATTGTTAGCTTCATCTTGATAATATTGTTCTTTTTGAGCATCCGACATTTTATCCCAAATTTGACTTCTTAATTCTATTAAGTCTTTTTTGGTTTTTTCTACAAGGGCAAGTCTAGCTTTAATTCCATCTTCCATTGCCTAACTCCTTCCTAAAATTATCAAAACTAGGTGATTTTTTGCTTTGTCTTTGCTAAAACTTCCCACAGGTCGTTAGTGTGGGCTAGTTCTCTAGCCAGTTTTCTTTGTCTTTCTCTGCAATCTTTTTCCCATGATTTCTGAAATTCATCCCACGCTTTCTCGTCCCATCGTTTTTCGTATATATCATATTCGTATTGACTGTAATCAAAGTCGTTCATTTTTTGCCACATTTCTTGTATTGTTTTTCTGAAATAGTTTTGCCTAATTTTCTTTAATTCCTCCCATACGTCATTAAAATTTGGAATAATTAATTGACTGGTTTTTATCCAATTTTTCCAGTTTGCTTGCGTGTATTTTTTTATCGGATTAACCTCGACAATTTCCTGTATAACATTTTTTAGCAGTTCAAGGCTTTTAATGTCTGGACATTCTTGAATTTCAAAACCACAGTAGTTACAAAAAACTGCATAACTTAATGTGGTTCCCATTTTTACTCCAAGAGATAACGAGGTTTTATGAAGCTTGGATTTGTCCATGATGTACCTCCTTTAGATGATTATCTCTTTTTGATCGCCATTTTTTTCAAGTATTAACCGAGTATCTTTTTCTGCCTGAGATTTAGCGTATAAAGCCATAAACTTTAATCCTTTGCGAATAATTTCAGGCTCCGATAAATTCAACTGCTGAGATATTTCTTCAAGACGTTCTGAGCTTTTCCCACTAAACTCTATTTGAAATTGTTTGATATTCATGTTTTAGCTCTTACCGATACTTCTCCACTAGATAATCAATATACGATTCTTTGGGGTCTTCTGAGCCTAAATCGACAACCCCACTAAGTCTCTTGTCCAAGGATCAAGATCGCTTAAATCATCTGTTAGGGAATAAAAGGTAGTTTCTGAGGATACATTCTGACGAAAAACACGCTCATATTCTAATGCTTTCTCAAAAGCCTCCTCATTAGAAATTGATCCAGAAAGATTATCTAACCAGTTTTTAGACTCTGATAAATTGTTTCTTATAATGTACTTGCCTCTGTAAATTTACTATAACCAAACTATACGCCTTCTTACTTGAATTGTCAAGATAATTTTGATACACTAAGATTAGAAAAATTTATATTAATACAAATGTTCGACGGTGCTATTGGAGTTGCGGGAAAGTTTCTAGAAAATCCCACAATTAAGGCTAATGCTTCTCTATCCTTTTCTGTGGCTACAGGCTCTACCATGACTACCGATGCCGTTGGCAATCCAGTTATGCGAGCATCTTCTATAGAGTCTGTAGTAATTGCTTGTTGGTTGCATCAGTCAAAACCGCCTGTGGCAGAAGTACAAGAAGGTAGTTATCTCGATTGTGAATATTTTGAGGGAAGATTGGTAAAGCCTAAAGATTACCCGTTCCCGATCATGAGTACAGGAGAATTACAGGTAACAATTAATGGCAGAATCGGACTTGTGAGACAGTTAAATGTGTTTGAGTCCCCGACGGGTCAACAGCTAGGAATTGCCGCAAAACTAGGACGGAGAATTAAACTTTATGCAAGATTTGATCAGGGTAGTTAAGCATCGGAACCTTTTAGGTAGCCGAGGTATCCTGAAACAATTGCTACGATAACATTGCCGTAGGTGTCAGTAGTTTCAGGAGTAAAGAAAGAATGAGCCAAGCAGGCGAAAACAATTAAAACACAGACAATAGACGGGTCTAATTTAAGATATGACATTGCTATTATCATCCTCTATAAAAATTTTGTTTAGAATTGGTTTATCACTAATTGTTAACTTTAATTCGTCTTTCGTCCATTTTGTGAATATTGAATCGTATCCATAGATATATTTTAAATTATCGTCGACAATAACTCCTGTCTTTTTCAGTGCGTCATTAACATATTTTGCGCTGCCACAAACATTATCAGGGTCACGTCCAAAGTTTTTAATTCGCCATTCGTAAAGCATCCATACTTTGTCAGGAAAACATGGAATTTTTTGTTCTATAATAAGTTTTTGTATATCAAAGTCCCATTCTTTTTTAGTAGTTGCGCTTTTAAATTTATTTGCACGAGCGTATCTTATTTGTTCATTAAGAGTCGGCGGAAGTGGACAGATAAAAATCGCTTTCATAATTTTATTGGGCGATACTTTTTAAATATCATTAGCAAATCATCAGGAATTGTACCAAGTTGACCAGTTCCGTAGTTGATTTTTGCCTCTTCAAAAGGTAACTCAACTGACGAAACACCTCTAAAAGAACCAGTATTACATACCCAATCTAAAATACGACCAAAAGCCGCTTTTATCTCTCTTGTTTGTCGGGTATCTTGAGAGAAATCAATGCCACTGGAATACTCCACGTCAGCCTCGGAAAACTCAGGATATGGTTCACGACTATAGCCTCGATAGCCGCCATACCCCCACGATCTACCAATCGCAGTAGATAGGTGAATTTGCCCGTCTATATCGATTATGTAGTCGTTAGAACCTAAAATTTGCCAACTATCGGGAGCGATAGCCCGATTAAATCCATCGGTAATATTGCCTAGTCTGGCTTTAATTATCGGAGCAGGATTGCTGATAAGTGGAGTATTTATACTGACATAAGTTAATCTAAAATTTTGGAATTTTAGATTAACTCTTAGTCTTTCCCGATGACGGGTAATCTCTAGGGGTCGATCCGCTCCTCTATCGCCTTCAATGATTGATTGAACAAAGTAAATCGCACCAGTGACGGCATCTTCTGATAAAGATACCGATGGTGCGAAAATAGAGAGGTCATCGATGCTAAAAATCATTAGGAAATTTTGCTCAATAGAGGACAACTGGTATCTTTGACTGGACAAAATGGACGATGATCGAGATCAGTTCTGAGTTGACCTTTACACCGGTTACAGACTGGATAACCTAGTGCTTTCAGATTGCCGTAAGTAACTTCATTGGTTCCATTTGTCGGGGGAAGGTTTTTAGTTCCACCTGTCACAGTGGGTAAAGTTTCTTCGAGGGTTTCTTTGCTTGCCATAATTGTTAAAAAGATAAAGTTTATACCGCTACATCTAGGGTGCGTAATTCAGCTACTCGTAACTGCTGAGAGGCTTCCCCAGTACCTACGGGATCAACGTCAAGAGTTTTGTAGCCGAGCCACGCTAACCAAGTTGCGCGAATCCGACGATCAAATTGAGTGACATTATCAAAAGTGATTTGAAACGGCATCCCTACACCAACACCTAACGCACCGGCTCCAATTAAATAACCAGTACGGGTAGTTCTAGCACCTAAAGAACCGCCCAATGTTTCACTTTGAACACCGGGTTGACCAGCCGCTCCGACACCGACACTATTGCCAGTTTCAAAAATATGGAATTTTTCTACCAACCCTAAATACGAGCTAACCCTTCCAGTATCCCCAGGGGGAATATAAGACGGATTGAGAATATTTAGTAAAGCGTCAAGATCGCGAGTTGTATTTGCTTGCCAATCGTCATTATAACTCTCTTTTAATTGCAGAATTTGAGTCGAATTTAAGAATAGCAAATACGTCTGGTCGGGATACATCTGGAACCTGTTATCGTGGGCGTATTGATATAATCGCCGCAAGAATCCTTTGGTAAAAGTTCCATCATCTCCTGT